AACAGATGATAACATCAATGCGGCTGGTGAGAAATACGAGTCAGTTATTGTCTATGATTTTGATAAAGGTATCGATGATAGATTAAATTTTATCAGAGATATCTGTATCGATGTCGGATTAGATTTTGGTAATTCAAAACAATCTAATCAAATAAAGGTGGTCACTGAATGGGGAACTAATTACAGTCCCTCTACCATCGAAACAAAACATAAAATCCAAACTTTACAAACTAAAATTAAAGAATTGGAGAAATTGATAAGATGACAACAACGACTGAAATTACAATAGAATGTGTATGGTGTAATAGTAGAAAGGAATTTAATAAATTCTGTAGAAACAACCCAGGAGAAACGGTTATAGATTTCTATAGCATTAGAAATAAGCTAGTTAAATCAGATCCCTATGACACTGAACCACATCGCTCTGTAATTGGTCTTGCAATAAGAGATTCTTTCATTAATGTTCTAAATAAGAATGCCGACTTAGAAAAAATCATTTACTTATTTAAAAATTTAGATGCAGAAACTATTGACAACTTTAAATTATTTTTAAAAGAAACAATAGAACCTGATGCATCACTAAACTTAACAGTCATTAACAGAGATGATTATCCTAAAGGCGTTCTTAAAAGATTCGAAAGCGTCAAGATAATCGATCTATAATGATAAGGCATAAGTTATTTTCAAAGGGTGAAAGAATACATGCCCTTATATCCAACACTAGACATTCTCACATTGTATTTCCCGTTTATGGAATAATTCATGACGTTAAGTTCGACGAGGATATGCCAAGGTATCAAATAAGAATTACTAAGTTTCATGACAACATAGATTTCTTAAAAAGATATCTCTTCGGTATGAAGTTTTCAAAAGACTTTAATAATAGAACTACAACATTCGGTCTTACTAGAAAGAACTATAAATCTATGAAAGATTTTCAGAATCAAATAGATTCTAAATGGGAATCTTATATGATCTCAGTTGATTCTGTAATGTGTGTTAAAACCAAGACAGAGGTAATAGATCTATTTAATAATATACAAGATTTCTTAATCGAAAAGAATTTTAAAGATATATTTGAACTCTCAAGCAGAAGTGTATATTCTTCTGGCAAATATTATTATCAATCCAGGGGAGTATATGCTGCCCATCTCAAGAAGTTTTTAGGAGATAGAGAACCAAAGACGGATAAATATTATGATAAGCTTTTATATAGACCACAGTCAGACGATCTGGATGACATAGAATTGTGAATATATAAAACCTAGTAAAAACATAATATTACAATATGCCATTATTTGGATTAGTATCAGCGGGAGCCGCTTCCAGTTTAAAATCATCAGTTTCAGGATTTGGAGATAAAGTAGATAACTTCTTTAATTTGTCAAGCCCAGACGGAAAGGGTGCTCGTTCTGCGAATGTAGATCCTCAGAATACACTGCTCGGAACGTTTGATAACCCTAACACAAGAAGTAGAGCTCTTTTAGTGGGTGAGCCTTTAAGTAACGTTGCTCCTGGTGGAAAATCACAATATTATACACAAGAGGCTGACTCAGTAATATATTATAAAAGAGGAAAGGATGGAAAAGACACTAAAGAAAAAATAACGGATGGTGTACATGCATATTCTACTTTTAATAAATATACTCTAGTAAATTATAGAGGTAGTTTCTTTACACCAGGTGGAGCTGCTAAGTCTAAAGGAGTAGACTCTATTGAATATAATAAAATAGACGAGAGAACATTAGATAATCCTACTGTTTCTAAAATAGTAGAAGTTACTAAAAATAATGCAGCCGGTTCAAGTGGATATGGATATATGTATAATTACGCCGACTTTGCAATGTGTAGATATAATGGTAAAATACCTAATAATTATCTACTAACTTTAAGAAGATTTCCATATCCAGTACAGGATGATATTATTACACCAATGGACATTGATAAAGATGGTAAAGTGCGTGAAACAGATCAACCCGATATTGCAAGAGCAGTAACATGGATGAGTGAAGTTACAGGTAATAGTATGTCCTCAATTCTTAATTGGTCACATGGATATAATTGGAAAGATGAATCAGCTTCAGTGCAAACTGTACAATCTAATAACTCAAGCAGAAGAGGTGCATTTGGACAATTCTTAGATTCTAGTGTAATAGGTACTGCAGCGGCTAATGCAGCGGCAGGTGTAGATGGTGTAACGGCACAAAGAAGAAAAAACGGAGGAAGTGGATATGATGCACAAGCAACTACATATCCTAATCATATATTCGGTCCGGTGAATGTAATTAAAGATGTATCTTTTAGAGATCAAGGTTTAACTTTTAATCAAGAATTTAAACTTAAATTTGAATATGAATTAAGATCCTTTGGTGGAGCAAATCCTAAGGTTTTAATGCTAGATCAGTTAGCAAACATAATGGTACTAACTTCCAGTCAGGCTCCTTTCTGGGGAGGATCAGTTAGATATGTAGGAAACGGATCAGCTGGTAAACCATTGGGTGATCTTAGTTTAATTAAATCGGGTAATTATAGTGGATTTATTAAAAGCGTTGCATCTGGTTTAGGAGACATGTTTAAAGGAGTTGCCAAAGATATAGGAAACGCGATGTCTGGTAAAGGTGATTCTAAATTCTTAAATAATATATTAGGAGGTACTTTAATGAAAATGTTTAATTCTCCAGGAGGTGGACAGGCGGCAGCATCTTTATTAACAGGTGATCCTACGGGTTCATGGCACCTTACGGTTGGTAATCCTTTAAATCCTATAATGATGGTAGGTAATTTAACATGTAGAGAAACTAACGTTACCTTTGAAGGAGGTATGGGTGTACAAGATTTTCCAGAAAGAATGACAGTAGAAATAACTCTTAAGCCTGGTAGAGCTAGAGATAAACTGGATATTGAATCTATGTTTAATATGGGTAGAGGTAGATTTTATTTACAGCCTGAAGAAGGAGTTGATGTTAATCAAACTTATATTGAAACAGCCTACGGTGGTAAAGATAAGAGAAAGGCTCTCAATAGAGAATTTAGAAAAATAGCTAACGGATAATGATAAAACTATATAGTATAGATAATAAGAAATTATCTGAGGATAAACTAACAATGGCTTCTCCATCGTTTGTTTTTCTAGACATGACGGAAAGCGCAGTACAATCAATACATATTGTAGAAGCTGACGAAACGGGTAGAATAGATCTAATATCTTTGTCAGAATACGGAACACATGATCGTACTGATGATATTTTAAAATTTAATGGAATTTCAAATCCATTTTCTATCAAAGAAGGTGATGTATTACTAATTCCTAATCAAGATTCTGGAAAGAAGAAATGGAAATTAATGCTTAATGCTACTTATAAAAATCCTATTAGAGAACAGTTTATTAATACAAAAAGACTACCAGTTAAGGATGCTAATAGAATTGAGTATCTATCTAAAAAATATAATAAAGAAATATTACCTCCAAATATTTTAAGATCTGGCGAAACAAATATCGACGTCAGTAACGGACAAGTTAAAATCTAAGAATAAAATAAATAAAAACAATTATGAAACACGTACAATTATTTGAACAGTTCCTTAACGAGGGATTAAAGGTCGGAAGAGACCAAGATCTAGCAAAAGAAATCATCGCAGTTCTTTATGCTGAAAGAGACACACCCGAAGGTGAAGCATTAACGGCAGCCGGTGGAATGGTAGCTGGTGGAAGTACAACTGGAGAAGAAATGTATTTAAGCAAATGGAACAAAGATTCCGTAAAAGCTTTACATGGTTCTAAGGTAAGAGTTCCTGGAAAGGTTATGTTAGGTACTTTAATTAAAGTAGCAGCCGATAATGGAAAGAGTTACTATTTTGATGGTGGCGTATTCGTTGAAGGTGATAAAGACGTTAAAGGAGCTAAGGTAGGAATGGACTTTAGAGATTTTGTAGATATCCTCGTTAAAAAGAAGATCATTAACAAACCCACATATTAAAACTAAAATAAATGCCGATAGATAATCACATTCTAAATGTAATAGAACACTCATTGGAATTAGACACAATAAAGTTTGATGCACATGGTGAAGATGAGGGTGGACAGAAAATGAGCCATGAAATAGGAGGTCCTATTCCAATGGTAGTTATTAATGGAGCTTCATTTACGGGACAAGATGTTAAGAGATTTGAAATTGATTGTAGTACTAAAATTCCTAAATTAGCCCTAACTATAATAGACACTAGAGGAACCTTTGATGCGGATCAAATTCCAAGAGATGGTGATGTCGTTTCAGTTAGAATTGCAGCAAGACAACAAGACACTTTTAAAGATATTAGAATAGATTTTGATATAGATGAAATAGGAGGCCCTGCTACTGGCGATTTGAAAAAAGCCACTAGTGGCACTAAATTTTCTATACAGGGTACGATGAAAGTACCTACATTATATTCAGAAGGATGTGCTTCGTATGAAGGAACATCTAGAGAACAGATAGAAGAATTTGCTAATAATTTAAAACTAGGATTAGCAACTAACATTGATTCATCGGATGACGCAATGAAAGCACTTAATGCATGTCAACCTAATATAGAATTTTTAAATAATTTAGTGGAACATTCATATGTCGGTGAAGATAGTTTTCAGACATATTGTATCGATCCTTATTATAATATATGTTTCGTAGATATTAATGCTCTTTTAAATTCAGAAGATGGAATGGATGAAACACTTATTAACTTTGAAATAGATTTCGATGAAGATGGAGAAGAACAGACTTCAAACGCAATAGGAATACCTAACATGCTAACTAACGCTTCGTCTATGAATTCTACTAATTCATTCATACAAAGCTATAACTTAGTTAACAATTCAGGCGGACTTTCTAAAAAGAACGGCTATAAAAGAAAAATGATATATTTTGAGAACGACTCTGTTGGTGTTGTTGCTCATGAAATAGAACCACTCGCTAGTGATAGTATGAAGGACATTGAGGAGCCGCTAAAGGGAAGAAGAGATGAAGACAGATATACTAAAGAGGTAAAATCAAAATACATGGGAAGGCTCCCTATTCAATCAGATGATATGCCAAATGTACATCTTAACTATTCATTTGCCGCATTAAGCAATCAACAGAATTTAGATGAAATGAATAAAATGCAGTTAGAAATAACCTTAAAGACATTTAATCCTGGAATTCATTTGTGGCAAAAAATACCTATTCAAATATTAAAAAGTGGGTTTACACAAATGACTGCACAGCAGGGTATAGGTGGCGATAAAGATGAAAAGGGATTTGAAACAGAAAATGAAGAAGAAGTTGAAAGCGTAAATGATTTAAACGCAGATCAGGTTAAAGATGAATTTTTAACAGGTTATTATGTAATAGGTGGAATTAAATACATATATAAGGAGTCTACTGGAATTATTCAAAAACTTACTCTATTAAGAAGAGAATGGCCGAGTAGATTAAATAACGTTAAAGGATAATTAAACCCTATCAAATAATAATATATACTATATGTCAGATTTTAAAAGTAAATTAGATTTTCAAAAAGGTAAATTAGCACAGTCGCCATATCAGGATCCGACTTTTTTATCGTTTGTTATATTATTTAACGTAAGCGATCATACTAATTCGCCTCTATTATCTGGAGCGGCCGAAGAATTCTACGTTAATCAATTAGGAGCTACAAAAAAGCCGCCGGAGTCAGCTAAAAAAAGTAGCAAAGACACTAATAGATTATCTGCACTTAGTTCAAGTGCTTCTGCGGGATCAACTAAATTCTATGAAGAAAGATTAGATGCTCTAGTTAAATTTAAAAAGGCATTACTAGACATAAATAGAAATACACCGTGGTTTTTCCAAGGATTACAGGGTGTTGATAGAGCAATTACAAATTTTAATCCTACTACTCCATATTACGGAGGCGATGATGCTAAGTTAACACTAAGCTGTTTAGAATCTATTAACCTTAGAGTTTCTGGTCTTATGCACCTTTATAGAAAAGCAGTGTTTGACGAAGTTAAATGGAATTGGATTTTACCTGAAAACTTAAGAAAGTTTTCAATGATAGTATATGTTACTGAGGTTAGAAAGATCCAAAACATGTCTAAAATTACATTATCAGGGGTTCCTAAAAAGATAGACTTGGCTGCTATTAAGGGTTTTCCTGGAAATATGAAACCAAGCCTAGGAGTTGATAATTCAAACAAAGGTATATCAGGATCTGACAATAGACCCTTCTTTATGTTTAGATTCGGTGAATGTGAATTTGCCTTAAACACAGGTTCTGAAATATTTGGAGATCTTACTAAAAATCCAGGCGAACAGGCTAGACAAACTATTGAAATGCAATATGAAGTTGTAGATAGTATGGATGCAAGAGTATTAAATGGAATTGTTTCTGATACTATACCTAACGCATTATCCCCAGCACATGATTCTGAAAATTATGAAGCTGATGGGATATTAGGTCTTTTAAAAGATAAGGCGCTAGCTAAACTTAAAGAAATAGGAGAAAGAGGTTTAAACGACCTGAACAGATTAGCAAGAGAAAAGAAAGATGAATTAGTTCAAGGTGCAAGGGACGGTATTAGAGGTAGAGTTCCTAATTTTGAAAACATATATCAAGACGCCTTACGAGGTGTTTCTGATGGAGTAGATAATATTGGTTCTAACATCGCAGAGAATGTATTTAATGTAGATACTAGTGCGACAGTAGGAGCTGCACTAAACGATGCAGCAGCCCAATCCCTTGGTAATATAAACGATTAATATATGTCAACAGAAAAAGAATTAAATACTGATAATCTTAGAGACACTCATTGGTTAGGAGAAGTTATCGATAATGTCGATCCTCTTAAACTAGGTAGATGTAAGGTTAAGGTCCTGGGTAAATATGATAATTTACCGGATGATGCTATTCCATGGGCAACTCCTATGAATAGAAATGCAGTAGGTTCACATCATGTTCCAAGAATAGGGGATATAGTTTCAGCTAGATTTGATAATGGAAATTTATATCATCCTGAATATTGGTTTCAAATAGAGCAGAATCTTTTTCTTAAAGAAGATATTTTAGATGGTGCAGGCAATGCTGAAAATGTAATCAGTTTAGTGTATGATGCTGAAAGAAACGTAAGAATTTATCACTCAGAAGAAGATGGTCTTGTAATTACCAGAGGATTTGGCGCAAAAGAAAGACCTATAATTCAAATCGACGAAGTAGGTGATATTAAAATTTCTACGGACGATAGAATATTCATAGATTCAGGAGACGTATATTTAAGTAATACAGGTGAAAGTGGAGAAGATACTTCAGAACCCGCTGTAAGGGGTAAATCACTAGAAGCATGGTTAGACGAGTATTTAACTCTTTTTGAAAACCATATACATCCAACCGGAGTTGGTCCATCAGGAACTGCGGTTTCATTACCTCCTACCCCATCGGGTGTTGCATCTTTGAAAAGTAAACACCCTGATTATCAACAAGAAAATAAATAAGAATGGCTGCAGATTGGACTAATTTTATTAGTGAAGTAGAAGGATTTCTTTTAAGCGCACCTACTGCCCCACCGACTAGTGCCGCAGAATTCGGTAAATTATTAGCCACACAATATACGATTGATGTTAAAAAAGGTTCTGGTCCTAATGCAACGTGTATTCCAGGAATGGCACCTCATGAATCATCACCCGGGGAGAGTGCATTCATAGCAAGCTATGAACATTGGTTCACTGACCTTTTTGAAAAAGGAGAACCTGTCATGGAAACACCAGACACCGAAGAAAAGAAAATAGGAATTGCAACATGGTTGGCGAGTGCAGCTGGCGCAGCTTCCAGGTTAAGTATTGCAGGAAAAGACAATGATCCTGAATATAATAAACTAGAAGGTGAAATTTCAGGAGGTATACAATACGAGCCAACTGAAGAGCTTGACAAGTATCTGGAAGAGTTTAAGGATGACGAAGCAGAAAACCTATATAGATTTAAATTCTTCGAGTTTCATCGCTTAGATGGTAAAGAAACCGGCGATGAATTAGCTAGAATATTTGCAACAAGATTATTAATGCAATTTGAGGATATTTCTGACGGAGATAAAAGATGGGATTTTTGGCACTGGGCGACTTGGATGGGAACTAATGAAATTAGAAGCAATTCCACAGCTGGGGTTGGCGGTTCAGGATTTAGTAATCAAGACATTCAGCAGATGAACAATAACAGGAAGGCAGCCATATCTACACTAAAGGGATTAGACTGGGGTTGGCAATCATTTAAATCTTCCTCGGGTGTTTCAATAAATAATAATAATAGAAATTATGATGGTGAATTTCATCTACTAGTTTCTAAATATGTAATTGATGAAATAAAGAAGTGCCATCCAACTGTAGATAGCGATGGAAAGTTTTTATACAGTGAGGAAACCGCATTAAAGAAAGATTCTATACAAGCTATTAAATATCCATGGCCCTTTGATACTACATTACCCGTAGGATATGAAGAAATGGAACCTGCCGAAAAATTAAAAGTAAGATATCCATTTAAATTAACTAATTTAAAAATACAGGAGCCTTTTGATGAAAATAATAAAATGCCACCTGCATTAACTCAGTATGTTATTACAGAATTTACATGGAACGGTAAACAAGACTATGGTTTTAAAAAAAATAAAGTTAAACCCGTTTTTCTAGAAGATGAATTAAGAAAAAAATGGCAAGGATGTCCTCTTACTGAAAACGACGAAACACAGGATTCTATTGTGAATATAGATATGTCTAAAACGGGAACTTTAGCTAAGCAAATTAGAAATACTTTAATAGTAGAAATGGGAATTGAAGCTGCAATGTTAGCAGAAGGTGGAAGTAAAGATGATCCATATAAAGAACTTGCAAAGGCAACTCTTAAATATTGGAAAGATGCAACAATACAGCCATTTGCAACTGATCCCCCGACACCACCATGTTTATCTGTTCCTCCTTTAGGCGGAAAATACATAGGAGTTAGTTACGGAAATCAAAGGAAATTAGCAGATAATTTAAGAAGAGCTCTTAATTCAGGTAAAGATTATGGATTAGATAGGGAAGGTGCAGCCAATGCAGTGGCTAAAGCACTTGCATATTCTTATTTTACGCATCTTAGTGAAATGAAATTTATTTATATGGGTGGTATACCAGTTCCTACTGTTCCTTACGTTCCAATGATAGGATTTGACGCCACCGTAATTTGATATATAACTAGTAAAACATACATTAACCCTTTTAAAAAACAAAGTAAATGTCAACAAAGACAACTCAAAAACAAAAGAGACCAAGACTCTCGACAACTACACAGCTTACAGAAGCTAACCAAGAAACAGAAGTTAAAGTAGAAACTTCATTAAACGCCGCAACCCCGGAAAAACCAACTCCCGGTCCAGATACAAATTATATGGATGAAAACGGAGAATTCATGTGGGACCAATATGAGGCAACATGTGTAACTAAGCTTAGGAAACCCAATCCACATATTAAAACACCTAAAGGTGTAAAGGTATATAGCAGAGAATCATACGCCCAAGAACTATTTGACCTAATGGAAGGTCATTCACTAACTTCAAATACTTTATATTCTTTACAATTAGGAGCTAGCTATACTGGAAAGGTGTATGCAGTTGATTCCGAATGGGCATCAATTGATGTAGGATATAGAGAATTAATCTATGTAGATTTATCAAGAGAAACTACAGAAGTAAGAGAACTTCTAAAACAAGGAGTTGAAGTCGATGTTCAATTGATCGCCGATACTTCAATGAATGTCAAGAAATATATGATAGGTTCTGTGACTGAAGGTCTTAAGACTAAAGTTATTAAAGAAATCGTAGCATCTATTGACGATGGAAATACAGCATATAGTGGTATTGTTTCTAAAATGATTCCAGGTGGAGGATATATTGTTCAAGTTCAAGGAATTGATTGCTTTATGCCAGGTTCTTTAGCTGGTGTAAATAAATTGCATGACTTTGAATCAATCATCGACACGGAAATGTATGTAGTACCTGTAAGTTATTCGGAAGAAAAAGGAACTGTGGTAGTTTCACATAGAGCATATTTAAGAGCTCTTATTCCTAATACACTCAAAACAATACAAGAAGATATTACAGTTGAAAGAACAGGTCACGTTACTGGTTCTGCAAAATACGGCGTATTCGTTGAGTTTGAAGGATGTTTAACTGGTATGATTCACGTTAACGACTTAGATACTGAAACTTCAAAGGCACATAGAGATAGATCTTTAGAGCCAGGAACAGAGATTAAATTCTATGTTAAAGAAGTTATTAATGAAAGAAAAATTACACTTGTTCAAGGTTCTCCTGCTGAAAAGAAAGTAGATCCATGGGAAGGTATTTCTTCAAGATATACTAAGAAAACTGAAGTGGTAGGAAAGGTAAAATCTACTAAAGACTATGGTTTATTTGTAGAAATAGAAGAAGGTGTAGTAGGACTCTTACATGTATCTGAATTCCCTGAAAACATAGATATTAAAGACATATCAAAAGGTGCAGATATTACTGTTCAAGTGATCAGAGTTGAAGAAGACACTAGAAAAGTATTCCTTAAACTATAATCAAATCTATAATTTAGTTGAAAGAGCCCGATCACTCGGGCTTTTTCACGTTATAGTGTATCTAACAGAGATATATAAACCAACTTAAGTTATATAATTACGTAAATGAATAATATTAATAATTCAGACATATTAAAGAATGCACTGGTAGGTGTTGAATTTGAATTTTATTCTAACAAGGATATCGATACGACTGCTAAAGAGTTAGCGGGTCTTTTAGGTAAAAAGATTAGAGTAGAAGCAAAGGCGCATAGTGATTTTGAAGTTACAAGAGATGAGTTTAAAATTGAACCTGATATGTCAGGTGGTGAAAAACTAATGGAACTCGTAACAGGCGCACAGCCGTATTATGCTGCAAGGATGATGATTATTAAAGTATGTAAATGGATAGAAGAAAATGGATATACGAATGATAGAAGTTCTATTCACTTAAACCTTTCTTTCGATACAGATAAAATAGAAAATAAACATAGAATATCTAAGATGAATGTTCTTAAATTTATTTTAGATTTTAAAGAAAGTCAAGTCTTTAAGTTTTTTCCTGAAAGAAAAGATTCTGCATACGCAAAATCAATTAAATTCGTTTTACCTAAGTCAGATACTTATTTCTATGATGGATTAAATATTACTCCTAGTAATTTCATATATCCTGATTCTAAATATTACGGAATTAACTTTGAAAAAAGACATAAGAATTATTTAGAATTTAGATATCTCGGTGGAAAAGATTGGGAAAAGAAAACTTCTAAGATTCTACAAATGCTAGATCTTTTTATAACTCAACTATGGAATAGCACGGGTAATGTTCAATTTAACAATCTTAATTCAATAGAGCTTAGAAAAATTCTTGCTAAGAATGAAAGAGTTATAAAGGCTAGAAAAGATTGGAAAACCATTAATACAGGTTGGAATCAAGATGTTAAATTAACGGTTGATTTAAATGACAATGAAAAGATAATAGATTTACACTGGCCTAATATTAGAGAAAGAGTTCTTAGATTATTTACACATGGTGAATTAACAAAAGGGCATATTAACTATGATGCCGACAATGGTGTAATTCAAGTTGATCATGGTAACTTATCATATTGTGTAGAATTAGAAGGATATGAATTTGTAAGATGTTCTTTGAGAGGAGAATTCACAAATTGTGATTTCTTCGGATGTGACATAAATGGATCTGACATACATACGTGTAATTTCTATCAATCTACACAGGTTAATTCATCTAAATTAGAAAGTTCATACGTTCACCAGTCTTGTGTATTAAAAGACTGTTACATATACGGAAATGGAATAATGAAAGGGACGATGCAAGGAGGTATATTTAGAGACGGTAAATACGATAAAAGAACTGCAAAGTTTGACAACACTGAAAAAATACTTTATACGGAAGTTTAAAAATAACTAAAACAAAATGAGTGATAATATAATAGGTAATAATAGCCACTTAGATAAACCTACATGGGATGATAATAAATGCTTTAACGACTTTGTAAATGAGTTGGCATCGGAAGTAACAGGGTCTTGTATGATTCCTATGAATCTTCCAAAATCAGAAGTAGAGAATATTGTCAAGAGAGCAAAGAAATGGTTCTATAAAAATTACGAGTATTCGATGAAAGAAAACTTTATGGTTTTACCTAAAGAACTTTTTAAGTCTAATCTTTTTAAATCTAGAAGATGCTTTACTCTTCCAAAGATGGATCCAGTTACAGGTGGTGGAGAAGTTTATTCAGTATATGGATGTTTTGAAACTGGATCAAAGTATGCAGGTGGAACAGATATTAGATTTTCACAAGGTGATTTTGCTATCGAAAGAATGATGTATACTGGAATGTTCAGTGGAGATGGTGTAGTAGATGCCGCAGAGAACCTTCAATATTATGTGGTTAATGAAAGTTTCTTTGATATGGCTAGACAAATTCTAGAAAACCCCATTGGCTATCACTATAACCAACTAACACATGAGATTAAATTTACTGGAGAAACCCCTAACAGAGATATTATATTAGAAGTATATGAAACAATTCCAGAGTGTGCATTATTTGAAGATGAAGCATTCTTTAGATATTGTGCTGCAAAGATTAAAATTTCATTAGGACAAAAGTTAAGTATATTTGGTTTTGCTTTACCTGGAAATATTGAAGTCAATGCAGACGCAATTCAGGGTTTAGGTGAAGGAGAACTGGAAGCAGTGATTGAAGAAATAAAAACAGATGAAGGCACCGATTGGATGATGCATTCTTAATAGAATATATAGTTAAATGGAGTTTTATATAAAAGCAAAAGGAGATCCTGGATTCGATCCAAGCAAATTAGAAATTAGTTCTGAATTAGCTAGGTTGATGACGCAGATAGAAACTGTTCTTTTTACGAGAAGAGGAGATGTTTTAGGTGATCCTGAATTCGGAGCTAATTTAGAAGACTATGTATATTCATTAAGTTATAATGACTATTTATTAAAAAAAGTAGTTGCAGAACAGATTTATAAATATGTTCCTTTAGCTAGAAAATTTAACGTAACTGTTGATGTTGATTTCACAAAAGAAGTTGACAGACATGCAGTGTTTGTAGATATAAGAATTGATAATAGATATCAACTTGGAGTTTACGTATAATAAAACTAAAAATAAAAATGGCAGATAATAAATTTTTATCAACTTCCAGAATAAAAGCTGGAGAAATGATTGACGACATTAGATCCTATATTACTAGGATATATGGCGAGGTAGAAGGTGCATTTACAACAGCCTCTCCGTTTTCACAAATCCTAGACGTTATTTCAGAAATAGGAAGATTAATATTCTTCTACATTGAAGATTCTACAGTAGAGCAAAATATTCTTACAGCTCAAAACCCAGAATCAATATATGGACTCTCAAGATTAGCAGGACATGATTCATTTAGAGGAGCTGCCGCTTCAGGTGAATTAAAGCTTAGATTAGGAGTGCAGGGTTTAGATGATATTGCTGGTGATGCTTTAAACATTCCATCCAATGCTATTATAGAATGCAAAGACAACGGTCTTAAATACACCCTGAGAACAAGTAATGATCAATTTAGATTAGAAAAATCAAACGCAAATTATATTTATATTCCTGTAATTCAGGGAGAATATGAATCTCAAACATTAACCTCAACTGGAGAATCTTTTCAATCCTTTAATGTAATAACTAAAAGCATGATAGACCATGGACAGATTAGAGTAAAGGTTAATTCTAATTTATGGACTAAATATGATTCTTTATATGATATGAAAAAGGGAACTGAAGGTTATTTAGTAAAAACAGGAATTACAGGTGGATTAGATCTTTATTTCGGTAATGGTTCATTTGGTGACATTCCTCCAACAGGTGCATCGATTGAAATCGAATATTTAAAAATAGGAGGTGCTATGGGTAATTTAAACGGTAGAGCTGATTTATCGTTTGAATTCAAAACTGAAGGAACAGATTCATTAGGAAATACGCATGATCTAAATGAATTATTAGAATCTGAATTTACAGTTGCACCTAAAATGGGAGCAAATCCAGAAGATATTGAATTAACAAAGTTAATTGCCCCATTACAGTCACATTCATTTGTATTAGCAACTCCTGATAACTATGAGCACTTTCTTTCAAGATATGGTATGTTTTCTTATTTAGATGCATATAACACTACAGATGATGGATATTTAGACGATGATAATGTTATCTATCTGTTCATGTTGCCTAATACTCTTAAAAAATTACAAAACAATAAAGATTATTTTAGCTTAGATAATTCTGAATTCTTTTTTACTGAAATAGAAAAAGAAGGAATTATGGGATTATTAGAAAAATCAGGAAGACAGATGGTAACAACTGAAATTAAAATAGTAGATCCTTCCCCACAATATTTTAGAATGGATATTAAAGTAAGATACTTTGAAGGATATACAAAGGCTAATCTTGCTACTGAAATTAGATCTAAAATAGCAGAATACCTAATTAACATTACAAGAAGAGATAGATTACCAAAATCTGATATTGTCGCTATTGTTGAATCAATTGAAGGTATTGATTCCGTTAACGTTAAATTCACTTCTGAAAAAGAAGAAACGGCTAGAAGATTAGGATATTATACTTCTAAAACAGTAACGGTAACTCCTTCTACCCCAATCTTAGAAGATATAGGTAATGGAAAACAAAAAATGGTTTTCTTTAAAAGAACAGTAACTGAAAGGCAAATTAATTTTGAACCCAATGCACCTCTTCCAGAGAATGTAATTAATTTAGATTCATTTGGAGATATAATTTTAGAAAAAGAAGAAGTTGCATTATTTAGAGGTGGCTGGTTAGATCAAAATGGAAACATGGTGGATGATTCAGTAAAGACTGGAGAAAAAGCAGCTCTTTCAATTTACTTTGATGAACCAGCTGTGAAAAATAGCATATTCGCTAAAGTTCAGGCTAAAAATAGAAAAGCTATATAATGAGTATTTTTAGTAACCTTTTTAAAAGTAGAAAAAAGAGATTATATTCTATCAGGGAAAATGCATTTGACGATAGAAAAAATTTAGGTAATGATTATAGAAGTAATATTTTGAAAAACTCAATTTCTTCTCATATTTGGAGAAATAATCAAATGAACGACTTTGTTAATCTTATTCAAGATACAATCGCCGATTGGGTAGATTCTGTAAACTATTTAAAAATTTACAAATCTTACACCATGAAAAAAGATGATAAAAAAATTAGATAATAATGCCATATCAAAATCTTAGATTCTTTGATAATAGTTCTAACGAATTAAATTTAACGTATGATTCTACTTTAGAATATTCTACGGGTACTATATTTCTACCTGAAATATCGACAGGCCTATATGAAACGATAAATTTATATGTTCTAGAAGAAGTAAGGGATGAATTAGATAATCAAAGATTTGTACATCCTATATCAGTCGATGCTAATACTAATACTTTAAGATTTGAATTTGTTTCAGGCTATGGAGATAGTAATGATATTTTTCTTTATAGTGGAACAATGAAGAACGGAGACTACGAAGTAGTTGTAGATTCTTCTCAGGTTTCTAAAATGAGAGACAACAGTCACTACACTTCAATTGACTCTGATGGTTTTAAAATAGTTCCTTTAAACGCAGCGGCATTGAATGTACAAGCATGCATCGCCAATATAGCATTAAGTTCAGATAAAGAAGGTTTTCATATTAGAACATTAAATGTATATGCGACCGAAGATGGTAATGAAGTAAAGGTTGCAGAAATTAAAGTTTATGGTGAAGTAGTTGCTGAAGATGAAAGACTAAAAAGTCTTTTAACTAACATGGCATTAAATCTAGACGAAATGGATTATTTGATATTTAGAGATTCTGATATTAAAGACCTTGGTGTAGATTATAAACTATTAAATAGAAAAAGAAAAGAACTTTTATTACAGGCTTCTACTATTAAACCCTTTATAGGAACATATAAAGCCCTATTAGGTGTTATTGATTTCTTTGGATATAGTAATGTAAGTCTTAGAGAGTATTGGTTAAACATAAACGAACAATCTGAAGGATTTGGAAAAATGATGGTGGTTCCTGTTGCTAATCAAACTGAAGTAGGTTTCTTAGCAAAAAAGAGTAGAAATAAGAACCTTCCTAATTCTAATCAAAAGAAAACTTCTAGATTTTCATTAGCATACCGATTAAACGTTCCTACTGGAAAATTAAATGAATTTGATTTACCAGAAGTAGAGGAAATTACAGATTTTTCGCCGGATGAAATCTTAATAAAATTATATGCTTTAAAGCGTAAACTACAGAAAGAATATTTACCGCTTAACGCAAAGATCGTAGATATCACAGCAGAGGGTGATTACTTTGACGGAGTAAATCAGAGAGTTTGGAATAATCAACACCAAATACACGCACAGTATGCTGGACAAGACGTACATTATGATATATTTCCAGATGCTAAATCAATTTATATAGAAGATCTTAGGAAAGTAGATTATAGACTAGAAGGTCGTAATCAAAAGATAGAAGTTTTTAATAAAACAGAAAGAAATGAATTAGAAGATTCTATTAGATCTTTCTATACAGATTGGCACGATGAAGATATGTCTTCACATAATACCATTGCAGGAATTCCAATAGGAGCTCCTATTATTTTAACTGGAACTTCACTTAAAGATACATGGGATGATGCAGACTTTACTTTCATAGATGCAAACGATACTGACGATGATGCTAATATTTTACATTCTCCACCCGGACAACCTCCATATACCACTTTACAAGATCCTTATTTAACATGGGATGATTGGTGGAAAAGAAGTGTATATGAAATTGAATGGATAATTAAAGGTCCTAGAGGCTACTTTAAAACTATCAGAGGATCTATTGACAATTGGTATACACTACCAATAATACTTCCATACATCGGTGAGTACACTATTGATGTTGCTTTTTGGGATTTATATAACATAAGAAGTATTAGTCACAATGAAAAGATAACAGTTAAATCTAAGAATGTTGAAGTATATGGAATGTATCAGAAACTCACGCCTGAATTAGATTGGGCTAATTATAAATATCAATGGGATGAAGCAGGTTCTTCATGGGAATGGGGTAGAGAAAACCTAAACACTGTTGAAGAAAGTATTGCTACATATTATCTAACTCTCGATAGAGCTAATTATTTACACGAAGATGAAGATGGTAAAGAATTCTCAATGGTAAGAAGATTTGCAGATTCTACAACTCCAACTGGATTTAATGAAACGACAGGGCCTTATCAATGGAAATCATTAAGAAAACATGTATGGAATGATGGTCCCGAAATATGCTGGGATCAAACTAGGGTTGGACCAGATTTAAATTCTTCTTTTAAATTAGAATTAAACGGCGCTAATAATGGAACTATTTCTGTTTCACAATTAGATCCTTTTACAGATTTAGAAATAATAGAAGAATATACACCTGTTGCAACATATCCTACGTCTAATACTGATTTTGCGGCTTGGGAAAGCTTAAAGGATGAATTGAATAATTTGAATCCTAACCAATGGCCTATTTTTACTAAATTCAATTGGAATCCG